CGTGATTTTTAACAAAAAATTTATCAATTTATACCTATTTATGGTCTCATTTTGAATAAAAATTATAATCTTACATTTATGGTTTAAATTTACGCAAAATTTTTTTCTTTTCCCTTATTAAGACATAAAAATTGTCTATGGAATGAGTAAATATAAATTTTATATTTACTCGGACAATTTTTATGTCTTAATAAGGGAAAAGAAAAAAATTTTGCGTAAATTTAAACCATAAATGTAAGATTATAATTTTTATTCAAAATGAGACCATAAATAGGTATAAATTGATAAATTTTTTGTTAAAAATCACGACCATAACTTTGGATTTATAAGGATTTAAAAGGGATTTTGTATTTTATGGTTTATTTTTGTTATATTTTGTATATTCAGTGATATTTATGGTTAAGTTTTGTACAATATAAAAACAAATAGATTCGAAAAGATTCCAAAAGGATTCCAGGAGGATTCGATTTAAACGTATAAACGCGCTTATTTTTTATTATAATAAGCAATAGTTCTAGTATTAACACTTGCAAAGTATTTAAAAAATTTAATTTATGGTTTCATTTTAAACATTTTAAACACACCCGCGCCCAGAGCCACGACGAAGTCGTGTGCGTCATTTTATTAAAACATTTTATTACGTCATTTTTTCCAATAATTATCCAATATATATTTTTGCAAATGTTTGTTTGTAAATGACTTTATCGGAAAATCTTCTAGAAAATCATCCTCGTTATCGTATCCAAATAATTCTAAAATCGGCGGCAATTTCTTCATATACATTTCAATTATTGACTTAGGAATTTTTTCTGTAAGTTTATCAGTAAATATACTTAATGATGGCTCAGGTATTTTATCTGTTAAATTTATTAGTATATACACTTCATCTAACAAATTATTGTTTACAAGATACAATAAATCTACTGTAAATTTATCTATTTTAGTAACAAACGAATACTTGTTTATCGCTCTATTCTGTGACATTTTATCAAATGCTATTTTATTTTTAAATGCAAAATCACGTATCTTGAAATCGTCATCTTTTAATAACTTTTTAACCGCTTTTAGTTTTATTTTCGCTATAAACTTTTGATTTTGTAAACAAAAATTCTTAAATCTTTTATTTGAATTACATAATCCAATTATATCTCCAAAACTTAATTCCGTAAATATATTATAATATATGTCCGTTGGTATTTTATTCATATAATAATAAATAATATAATATATATATATTTTTATTTTTTTTATATATAATAATATATACAATGTCCTCCCCCCTTCTAGAAAGAAAAGAATCCTTTGAAAGCCTTTTACGTGTTGATACAGTACGTGCATCCAAACTTTTAGAACAAATACAATTTGCCATAATTGTTTTTATTATTGCATTTTTCGTCGGTTCTAGTACTGATAAACTATTCCCAGTTCAAAAAGATGTAGAAAATATTAGCAATTTTGAACTATACAAAGACTTATTGTTACAATTATGTTTAATAGTTATTAGTTCTTACTATATAACTAAATTAGTTAAAATTATCCCATTCTTCTTTAACCTAAGTGATAAATATATTCCCTCTGCTCACGGCGAAAGTATGGCTGGCTCTGGCTTAGCCATGGCTATTATTTTCGTCGGTGTTCAGAAAAACTTTCAAACAAGAATTACAATTCTTAAAAGCCGATTTTACCCATAATAAATTAAACTTATATAAAAAATTTATATTATATATTAATATAAAATTTTTGTTAAAATATGCGCTAATAACCATTTTCTTTTCCCTTATTAAGACATAAAAATTGTCCGAGTAAATATAAAATTTATATTTACTCATTCCATAGACAATTTTTATGTCCAGTTAATTATTCTTCATTATCATCTTCTTCTTAATCAACATAATCTTCTTCATCAACATCATCTTCTTCATCTTTCTTTATCTTCTTTCTTATTATACTTTCTATTGGTAGTTTAAAATTTTTAAACTTCAAATTCTCAAATCTTGTTACACTTTCTTTTAATTTTTCTTGTGATATTTCCGACCAATCAATATATCCTTTAAATACTTCTATTATACAAACTAATATTTTAGACACTATTAAAAACGACTGGCATTTTAATATATCTTTTGAACAATTTTCTTGTATTGTTTTTATATCTTCTATATTTTTTAATACATCGTTTTCAATTTCTTTCTTCAACCCTATTTTTAATTCATGAAATGCATTTTTAACCCTATCTAAATATTTTTTCTTATGATAATGTGTTATTAAATCAGACAAATTTTCTATAAAAGAGTCTAAATAACTATTATTGTCTAAATTTACAATATTTTCCTTTTGACACATTTGATTATTTACTACAACATCCAAAAATGCACCATTTGTTAAATATGTTTCCGACCCATTGTAATTCGCATAACTTATAAAATTACTCACATAATATTTACTATTTTCATCATTTACATCTTTTAAAAATTCACTAGCAAATTTAACCGTCTTCTCATAATTATTTATATTAGATTCATACTTATTCATAAATTGTTTAGCAGATGAAAAATATAAATCATCTCCTAATTCTTTTGATAATTCATCTAAACATAAAGCATATAACTTTTCATCCTGATCTTGTATTTTTTTTAATCTTAATAATAACTTTACAAATGCCCATATATGTTGAGATATTATAAAATCTCTGTCGTTAGATAAAATATAATTAAACTTTCCACATTTTTCATGTACAGATTCAAACGCTTTATTTACCACAACATTTATCGAATTTTTGTTTAAAGTACCTGTAGGCGTTTCAACATCTGTATCCTTACCTTTTATAAATGATACTCCATATATATTCGTATCAAAAACACTTTCTGAATCATCCATAAATAATACCTCCACAAACATATCAAATCTCCTTATAACCCTACTATTTTTATTATATGTTCCATCCAATGTTATATCATAATCCGAAGTCAACGTTGTTGATCCAACACTCATCGCCTTTACATCTTTTTCATAACCATTTAATATTATTATATCACTCACTATCGAATCTACTACCACTTTTCTAAAATACCAAAATAACGACTTTATAATCAATAACTCTTGTTCTTCATTCTTTTTTTCTTTTTCTTTTAAATACTCGTTTTTTAGTTTATTAATTATATCCTCACCATTCTTATTTTTAAATTCTTGTATATCTTTTACAGTTAACATCTTTATATTATTCCATTTAAATCTCATATTACTATTTAATAAAAAATACATATTCTGATTTTCTACTATTAATCCTGATTTTTTAAATAATTCTATAAATTTTATCACTAATGCTATCTTACTATATGATGAATTATTTAAACCTTTATAAACTTCGTTTAATGTATCACCTATATCCACTCTTATTGTATTACATTTTTTTTCCTCTGTATTTACATCAACATTTAAATCATTTAAATTGTTCAGATTTCTATTTTTATTATACTTGACAATAATTTGGTTCAAATTATTATTTTTTAATTCGAATATATCACACTCTTTTTCAAAACACCCGCAACAATCATTAAATAAATAATTAAAAAATACATCAAAATCTATTTTATCTTTATCTTCTAATTTTGATATATCTTCCGCAATCTTGTCCTCCATTGACTTTATTGCGTCAAAACTCACACTCCTCTGTTTATTAAGCGGATTTTTATCTCTCGTATTTTTGTTCTCCATTATTATTATAACAATATATTTTTTTATTAATAAAAAAAACCTTAAAACCATTTATTATTCTTTTTTTCATCATCCACAACTTTTTTATAATCTCTCGATAATATATTATATATCTCTGTTTTCTTTAATAATGTATATATATTATTCGTATTTTTAGTTATACTTGGAATATTCTTATATTCCTGACCTACATACACACCTAACAAAAAAACACCGATTAATCTTATCATTATTTTATTTTATAGTTGAATAATAAAATAAAATAATGCTATTATTCAACTATAAAATAAAATAATGCTATTAACATATTAATTTCTTCTTCTCTTCACTAAATCAGATAATTTAACACTCTCAAACTCTTCTAATAACTCATCCACACCTTCTAAACTCTTTATAACCCTTTTTCTACTCTGTAATATTTTTTCCTTTTCTAACTCTTTTGTCCTTATTCTTTCTTCCTTTAATTCTTTTTTCGGTTTTCTTACCCTTTCATTTATTCTATTTATTAATCTATCAAAAATACGACTCAACTCATAATATCTTTTCATATCTAAATACTCACCTTCACTCACACCCCTCATCTTACCCTTTTTATCAAAAAACATCTCCAAATACTTCATTATAACCTTATCACCACACATCACCTTACCACCACACTCTTTATATTCTACACCAAATTTATCATATCTCTCAGATAATACCTTTATTAATCTTTGCCCTATATCATATAACACCATTGGTGCAATATCCAAATTCTCATACACATATTTATATAATCCACGCTTATCTTCTAATATAGATATTCTCTTTTCATCTATTTCCATCTTTATTTCACCTTCCACTGTTTTTGATGACTTTATTAATAAATCTTTAAAATCATTAACAATTTTTTCACTCTCCGGATCCCATAATACCCTTCTAGCATCAACTACAATATTATCCATTTTAATATCTTCAAATGTAATAATTCTCTTTTTATCCTTTTGTATCCTTTCAACCTTTTCTATCTCCACAAACTTCTTCGCACTTAAATCCACCGGACTACTAATTATCACCTTTAATACATCATTAAAACATAATATTATCTTTTCTAATATTTCATAATATTTCTTTGATTTATATAAATCTCTTAATAACTTTGTATCACACTTGAATATCTCATTATCCTTTCTTAATAAAAATGAAACCATCATTTCATCTAATGTACTGTAAAAAAAATTTCTATTAAATAAATTCCTTACATAATTACTTAAACCCTCAAATATTAATTCACCTCTTTGCATCTCATAAGCTACCAATAATGATATCATTATTTTCATATCTATCTTTGACCCAGATATATCAAAATTTATATCACTACTCTTTATCAATTTATTTAACTTATCTACCACATCTTCTATATTATCTATAATGTCATATACATTAATATTATCTATAGACTCGCCACTTATATCCAAAATCATCTTTATCATATCATAATAACCCCTCTGTATAACATTTAATTGTTGTGTAATTATCTCTGTCCTCTCTACATCTTTATACGACGACCTAAATTCATCTTCTATTTCGTCTTCATCTATTTCACTTATTTCTTCACTTATATCGTCACTTATTTCTTCACTTATATATTCTTCCTTTTCTACATCCTCAACTACCTTTTTATTACCAATTATATCCATCCCTGGCATCATCTTTTTTATATCAGACATCATTATCAATTTTGATTCACCTCCCATCTCCATACCATATATTTTATAATTCATTTTATTATCTCTTTCTATACGGTTCACTTGGAAATATTCACCAGATTTTAATAATATATCTTTATAAAATATATCATCTACATCTATAAATCTCGTTATCCTAGTACCAGCACCCTCCAAACTAACTAATAGTTTTGCCTTGTGTTCTTTTATTAATTTTCCTATCATACCACGATTTTCACCCTTTAATACTTTTACTTTGTCACCACTTATTTTTATATTTTTCTTTGAAAATAATATCATCTTTTTACATGATACTAAATATTTCACCATATCACCTATACGCTCAACTTCTGATATAACTTCACATTCCATTATCTTGTCACCAGCTTTCATATCTTTACCTATACTAATATATCCCCTTATATCTAACATCACCTCATATTTTGAAGGATAATACTCCCTAATCTCACCCTCCTTACCCTTATCTCCTCCACGTCTAATAATACCATATATAGAATGCTTAAACCCCACATTCTTATTAATATTCATCCCCCTTATCCTTTCTGTTATATCATCAACACCCATATTTTTATTATAATATAATAATAAAAAAATAATTCATATTACCATTCTAAAACGTTTAATATAAATAAAAAAAGCGTCCTTACTTTTAAAAAATAAGGACGCTTTTTTATTAAATATTAAATTATAATTATTTTCTATATTTCTTTACTGTTTTATTCTCAATTATCTCTATATCATCAAAATTATCCAATAAACCTCTCATCTCACATATTTCACGTCTCTTTTTGTTTATCTTTTCCTTTTCCTTATTTGTATCTTCTAATCTATTTACCTTTTCTAAATTCTTCATATTAACATACTCTTTTAATTGATCAACAAAATTTACAAATGTCTTCATCAATTCCGAATATTTCACCTTTTCTATCTCATTTGTTGGAACATAATCTTTCATAAAAGGCGCATTGTCAAAATTATTTATCACATATTCATATACTGATTTCTTATTATCATCATCACATAACTCCATTTTCTTATTTAATCCATTTTTCCAAATATTCACCAAATATTCACTCTGAGGACCCCACCTAATTTTATTACTTGTCACTGGAATATTACCACTTAATATATCTTTTGTTGTTAAAAAATATTTAGGATATTCCTTTTCCTTCTTACCCTCAGCAACATTATATATCTTCACTTCAACTTTCTTACACCCCTTTAAATTAATCTTACCATACCACTCTTCTAAAATAATACCACAATTTTCAATCATTTTTATAATTATCTCTAAATGTTTCGATTTCTTATACAATAATCTAATTTTTTCACTTTGCTCTTCTGATAACACAATTAACCCAAAACAAGTTTCTATTATCTTATCCTTTGTAGACATCAATAAACTCGAACCCTTTATATCCACCTTTGTAAAATATCCAACATTATATAACTTTTCTACTTGACTAATAAATGTATTATTTGTCATATATATATCTCTATTTCTAATCATTTCTACTATAATTAAATAAAAAGTTATATATTTCAAATCAGACTCTTTCCATGTAGTAATATTTATCCTCTCTAATTCACCTCTCATAACATCAACAGTCTCTTTTATATTTCCTAAAACAGTATATCTATTAATTATATCAGACGGATAACTTAATAATTTCATAACCTTATCCACATTATTCATTATCTCCTTTTCACCTTTTGATAACTTTTGCGCCATAAATTCACATCTCTCAATATCTTTAAATGACACCTTTAATTCTAATTCTTCACCCATATTCTCTTTTTCACCTTCGTGCCCATCTACTTCATAACCTACTACTTCACTTTCTTCTTGTTCTTTTTCTTCTTCTTCATATTGATGTTGTTCTTCTTCATTTATATCGTTTTCACTTACAAAAATATCATCATTTATTTCAATCACTTCCACTTTTTTACAATGTATCTTAAACCCAGGCAAATATCTGTCTATCTCACAACTTTTAATTTCCACCTCTTTATTTTTCTTATCGTAACCATACATAACTTCTCCTTTTATTTTAGTAATATTAATAATATCACCATTCTTTAACATTATGTCATGATGAAACACATCTCCTATTTCTATGTTTCTTTCCTCCAAAATACCATTTGTATTCACTAAATGTCTAGAAACACTTTTATTTAATGCATCTATATGTATACATAATCTTGCATTAATTATTTTTATCAATTCACCACTTTTACCTTTATTGTCTCCCTTCTTTATAAAAACATTACCACCTTTTATCTCAACCATCTTTTTTTCTACTCTTGTAATAATAAACCCACCATTTATATGTTCAATCTTGACATCAATCATATCAGGATAATATTCTAACACATATCCATTATAACCCTTGTAAATACCTGTCTTTAATTTAATCATCACACCATGATTAAATTTAATAAATTCTTCATTTTCTTTTTTTGTTTTTTCGTTTATTTTTTCGTTTGTTTTTTCGTTTGTTTTTTCGTTTGTTTTATTGCCCAATGTAATATTGGAAAATCTCTTGTTTAAAAAATTCAATGCTGACATCTTAACTTGTACAAAATCTATACTTTTTCTTTTATTTTTCAATTTTTTATTTATCAAATACACCAAATTACCTATACTATAATATAAATCACGTGACTTATATACCGATAATTTATATATTTTTTTTTTATTTATATAATTTAATTAATGGATATCATCATTAAATCATTTCAATCATTTTATAAATTTGATAAATATTTAAACACTGAAAAAGATTTAGGAAAAAACATATCTGATATACTTCTAGAATCTAATATTACCTTTGGAAATCTACTAATTACACTTATTAAATTCCATTTCCAAAAAAACACAATAACAAACTTTAATCACTCAGTAGAACACGTAAACGCATACAATCTAGTCTTTCAATTAGCAAATGAACAACAATTACAAAATTTATTTGATTTCTCTATATACTTTAATTTACATAAATCTAAATCCACTTTAATTAAACAAACTATACCTAGTATGTACCCTGAAGTTATATATATAGTACAATTTATTGACCATATATTTATACATTTACTAAATGTGTTTAAATTACTAAATAAAGCTACGCAAAAAAGCAACAACATATTAAAATTAGAATTAAATATCGACGAAAAAAAAATATTCAATAGAATTGATAACACCTTAAAACCAGGTGATAATTACCTTAACGAATTAGTAGCTAATATAGATATTATCACATATCTAATATTTTTAAATACCGATACCATTCCACTAGAATTATTCGGTCTACTTAATAGACAACTCAATATAAAAAATACAAAATATTTAATATTCCTAATTAATAAATTCCAAAATATCATTAAAGACGATAAAATTTGCTATATCACACCAATTGTTTTAAATGAATTTCAAATATTCGAAAAAAAACAATCCCCAACTACTACATCCCCAACTACTACATCCCCAATAGGAGAATTCGTAACACTTTTAACTTCTAAAACTACATCTCCAAAACATAAAATTGAAGCCTTTATTCAACAATTTATCAAATTATCTGAACCAATTGGACAAAGTATTCTTTATAGTATTTTATTAAAATTAGGATTTGGTGCAAGATTATTTACAAAAAAAAAAATAATAAACTAATTTTTCAAAAAGCAATATTATTTTTTATATAGTCCATACCATTAAAAAAACTATCCACACCATATACTATATAAAGACAATATTCCACATTTTTATTATCATCTTTATTTTCAATATCTAAATTATACGTATCCATTAATATACAAAAACTTGACAAATCTACAGTTTCCTTAATACGTTTATCCAATTTTAACATTTTTTTATTTATTATCTTAATATCATTTATTATAGATGATTTTAAATTACAAACCAAATATACATTGTCCTTTAACGCTACATTATCATTTAAATTTCTTATTATCTCATTTTCTATATCACTTATCGTATTTTCATCATCTATTCTATAATCCTTTATAAACGCCAATCTATTAAATTTATAATCTGTTAAACAACATCTCATTCTTGTTATACTATTTTTTATATCTGTTTCCATATTCGTAAATAATAACCACTTCATTTTAAATCATCTATAATATAACAAAACAAAAAAAAAAATATTCAATTATTTATTTCATTATCATCATATATCAAAACATACCATAAATTAACAAATAATTACATTATAATTCCCATAACTTTTCTATTTCTAATAATCTTCTCATTTCTTCTTCTTCTTCTTCTGTCGTTTTATAAAAACAATTTGTACATTGAACATAAAAATTTTCCATAGCCGTTCTAATCTTATCAATATAATACATAATATACATTATTATAATATTACTAAATAATAAAAAAAACTCAATTACTTTAACTTTCCACAAAATAAATATTCAACTACATTTTTCGATTGTGATTCATTACTGTTTTTATTTGACTTAAATCTCTGATAATTTTTTTCATAACACCTCACATCCGTCCAATTTTCCTTTAATATTTCTATCATCTTATCCTTACTAACAACACTCTCCGACGAATAACTAATAAAAATATACTTTGATCTAATTTTACCCAATATCATTTTAAACTCCCCCAACGCATCCCTTTTTGAACAAAATTTAGATTTTGTTGTTATTTCATCTCTTAAACCCGTCTTACCCTTAATCTTTGGATAATCATATCTACTAATCGTCTCCAATAAATGATAATTATCATGATAACCCCTATTCGCAACATACGGTGGATCTATATACGCCACTTCATATTCCGATAAATCTATTGTATTTAATAAATCCGTCACATTCATATTATAACCATTATGCTCTATAGAATTAGAATTGTCCTTTATCATACTATCTATTAACGTTACATCCAATTTTAAAGCCTTTAATGAACATGGTTTAAATTTTTTTAAATATGATCCATATACACTTGCTATATTACTTACACTAGTTACAGCATACAATAAAATTTTTAACATTAAATTAAATTCATCCTTATTTATAATATCATTCTTTAACAAATCATCTAATTTCTGTCTAATTTTATCAACTTTATACCCATTCAAACGTGTCAAATACATTCTCTTTTCTTGTGAAATGTCTGTGTAATTATTATATATAAAATCCTTTTCAGTAGCACTAATATCATCTAAATTTAATTTGTCGTTTTCACCATTTATTTCATGTAATAAACGTGTAACTTTGTCTACATCTATATTTTTAGTCGTCCAAACAGATGACACTATATATGCATAATTCTGAATATCATTTGTTAAAATCCTTTTACATCCACGTTTTAAACTATGATAGGCAACAACTCCAGTTCCACTAAAAATATCCGCAAATGATTCTATTTCATCCATTTTCTTACCAATGTATTCGTTTATTTTCGACTCTATAAAATCTAATAATTTCATCTTACTACCTATATAATTAAAACTACGAAAACATAATTCACTCCTTTTCATAGAGTCTATTTTAAAATTATATTTGTTCTTTAAATTATAAACTTTTACCTTTAAATTGTTTATATCACCACGATTTATCATATCTATTAAAACATTAACATTAAAACGAAATTTAATACAATCCCTATTATTATGTATCTGAATCTCACCCAAAGACTCTTTTATATCTTTTTTTTTATTTTTTGATACATAATAAATAGTATTTGATTCTTTCCAACTATTAATATCTTTTGATGTCATAAATATATCATCTAATTTTTTATTAAACAAGTTTCTAAATTCTATTACATCATCTGTCTTTTCAATAATATAAACAATACCATTCTTAAATTGAAACACTACCATTGTATCACAACAAAACAACGCTTTTAAATAATTTTCTATCATTTCAACTTTATTTTCTAAAAAAAAATTTTTAAAATTTCTTTTGTTATCAATATTTAACGACATTTTATTATTTAAACTACGTAAACTACATTGACCTATCGTCTGAGGACATATTTTATTACCATTCATTATTGTTTTTATCGACACAGTCTTACCTTTTTGTTTTAAAAAATCATATTCCTTGTTTAAATGTCCTGCATGTTTCATTTTCATCCTCTTAAAATCTCCACCTAACGTCTTATTTATATCATCAGATATTTCTTCAGGTATATTAGTATACTTTCTTTTTGTATTAAATTTCGTTCTAGTTATATTACATATCTCCTTTTCTACCATTATACCCAATTGTTCAGTATTTTTACACGTATAATTTATAACATTTCTTATTATCTTATTCATTTTGTCACTTAATTAATATTATATTAATTAATTAATTGATTTTTTATTAATTGTACTTTTAAAACGTAACCTTACATTCTCCTATTAATTCTTCATATTCTTTTTCATATATATCTTTATCTAATTTTTTATGTTCTATTTCAATTCTATTTAGTAATTTTGTAATATAGTATACATTCCATGGAGGAATCGTATAAAATATACTATTTAAACACCCATTTAATAATCTTTCTGATATTAATTTATTATAATTAGATTCTTTTTCATACTTTGTTTCTGCTCTATAACCCCTAGAAAATCCATAAATACCTAAACTTGTATTTACTACAATAAATGATTTAATCCAAAATTTATTTACCATTTATATTAATATTAATATAAATATTGTTTTTCAATTTTTAAATAATAAACACGTATCATATTTATTAGGTAGATTACTCTTTTTAATCTCTCTCATTAATCTAGTTATATCATTTTTATCCAATAAATAACTATATTTAATTAAAAAATATTCCAATAAATCAATGTTTTCTATCAATTTATCTATATCAGTTTTACCTTCAATACATCGTTTTAATTCAATAATTGTATTTATATTCATGTTAATAGTCATTTGATATTTAATAGTATTGATATTTTTTTCAATTTTTAAATAATACGATTCAAGTTTAAAATTAATTTAATTAATTAAATTAATATATGTCTAATTTTGATATAAAGTATTATAAAATCAAATCAAATGCCCTAAAACATCTAAATGAAAACAGTATACTTTGCAATAAAAATATCACAAATTATTTTATACTCGATAATTACCAACAATTCTTAAATTTAATATTAACTAGCGAAACTAAAGACTATTACGAATATATCTCCTGTAAATCACCAGTAAATCTATTTTTTGACATTGAAATTTATAAAGACACGTCTATTTACTTTGATAACCCAGAATCACTTCTCGATATTATCATTAATAAAATAACAGAATACATTGGATCTAATTATAACATTAAAATAATTATTTTAGAATCACATGACATTGATAAAAAAAAATCATTTCATATTATCTTTAAAATAACCGACCATAATAACATTGAAGTTTTATTTGAAAATGTTACTATATTAAAAAATATGTATAAACTATTCAATTTTGGTTCAATACGTGATAGTAATAAAAAATACATTATCGATCCTAGCGTATATAGAGAAGGCATCTTTAGAACAATATATAGTAGCAAATCTAACGAAAATCGTCCACTTATAAAATGCGAATTAAGTGACGATTTCGATGATATAGAAACTTTTATTTGTTTTAAACCAGATCATTTTACTTTATTTAACGACGATCTAAATAATAATAATAATATAGACGAAAATATAACATACGATATAACAGACGAAATAATAAATATTAATCTAAATGATTTAAACGAAGTTGTTAATATACCAGAAGACCTAAATCAAGACGACAAAACAACCATATGTAAATTTGTTCAAAAAGAATATCACCATTTCCCTAATAGAATCAGAGACGTTTTTATTGATCAAATCCATAATTGTATCGTCATAGCCCTAATTGAAAAATATTGTCCCTTTTTAGACCGTGAACACAGAGGCAATAATCAGTATATTGTTATAGATACATCCAGCTCTAAACAAAAGTGTCATAATACTGAATGTAATGAAGATAAATATAATGAAATACGATTAGAAAATTATCCAAAAGAACTTAATGAAATCATTAAAAAATGCTTAAAAATTAATCAACAAGAACTCGACTTGATTGACCATGCTATTATAGAATGTAAAAACTATATCAATGACAATTTTGATAATGGCGTCAAAGATGTCCTTTTTGATAAAAAAGAAATGATATTTAGAGGAAACGTAGCAGATAAAAGTTTAGTAGGAATTCTTAAAGGTAAATGCCCAGAATGTAATGTTGAACACCAAATTAGTGATAACGGTTATTGTTTAAAATGTAAAGTCTGCTCATCAGTTTTCCCCAAAAATCAAGTCATTCCTTTAGATGATCGATATAAACACCTACATAACTTCTGGATGAATTATAATCAACTTGTAAATCATGGAACCATTAATAATATCATAAATATATATAATAATACCGGCGAACAAGACTTTAGTTGCGATATTAAATTAGATAATAATATCTTTAAAAACAAAGAAGTCACTAATATAATAAATCAAGTTTTAGACGGACATAAAATAACAATGATTTCAAAACTAATATTTACTATTAATAAAGATTTTGTTTATTCACGTAATAATTGGTATTACTTTAATGGCGCCATATGGAGATGCGATAGCGATAACATTGAAATGAAAAAATGTATTATCGATTTATCTAAAATGTTTGATAAAATTAAAACATTTTATGATAATAAATACACCGACGAAACAACTATCAATTTAAATAAAAATATTAAAAGTTTAATCAATAAATTTCATAAACCAGGTTATCAAGATGACATTATTAAAGGCGCAAAAATATATAATAATAATGAATTATTTATCACAAACCTTAATAGCAAAAAACATCTTGTTCCATTTACTAATGGCGTATTTGATCTTTTAGAAAATAAATTTAGACAAACAAAAAAAGAAGATTATATTAATCTAACTGTCAATTATGAATATAAATCAGACGAAAATCCAGAAGTAAGAACATTTTTAGAACAAGTTTTACCAAATAAAGGAGTAAGAGACTACGTCCTCAAAAAAATGAGCGAATGTCTTAATGGTGATATCCCTAATACATACTTTTTAATGTTTATAGGTGACACTGGTGCTAATGGTAAAAGTCAATTGCTCAACTTAATGAAATTAGCCATGGGAGATTTTGGTGAAAAAGTTGAAGTCACATTGTTAACACGAAAACGTAATAATGCAAATGAAGCTAATACTGAAAAAATTAAATTAATGCATAAACGGTTTGCCTTTTTAAGTGAACCAGAAGATGGCGAAAAAATCAACATTGGTCTTTTAAAAGAATTAACTGGTAGTGAAGAAATTGTAGCAAGAGGTCTATACCAAGAAGCTATGAGCTTTGTTATGGAAGCAAAGTTGTTTTTGGCTTGTAATGAACTTCCTGAAATCAAAGGAGAAGATACTGCATTATGGCGACGTATTCGAGTTATAGATTTCCCTTCTAGATTTTTAGATGACCCAAAAGAAGCAAATGAATATAAAATAGATAGAACACTTCCATCAAGAATGCGAGAAGATATCACATGGCGACAAACATTTATAAAAATATTATTAGATTACTACTTTATGGATGTTAAAGAACCTCTTGAAGTTCAAGTTAAAACCAACGAATATCGTCAAGAAAATAACGATTTTTATAACTGGATGGATGAAAACATAGAACAAGATAAAAGTGGTATTTTAAAATTAAAGGACGTCAGTCAATTATACACTGGTAAAATCAACATTCATTCTAGTTTATCAAACAAATATAAAAAAGAAATAGAAAAATGGATAAAAGAAAAACATAAAAATATTAATCATCAATATCGTATTTCTAGTTATAACGGAGAACGTTATAAAGGATGGATAGGATTAAAAATACGCGATGATATTTAAACTTTATTTTTTTATTATATAATTTATATGAATTATATAATTATTATACTTCTTGTCCTTTTTATCTTTTTTGCTATAATAAAAACACAACAACCAAACACAAATATTATAATAAACACTATACTACGAGGATCTGCACGATGGGCAGCTGCAAGTTTACAAGATAAAAGTCCTATAGTTGCTGTTTTACATGCCAATTATGCAGCTGGTTATTTATGGGCACTCAAGGACTCATTTTCTGATATAGATATACAACGAGCAACTGGTATAGATGTTATTAAATTTCAAAAAAAAATAATTGATGTACAAGATAAATCAACACAAATATTAGTTAAAGCGTGCCCTCAATTTGCATCTAATATTGATACCTATCTAGGAAAAATTGCTAAAGAATACATTTAAAAAATAAACTTTTAAAAATTGAATATAATATACAACACTTTTTTATTAAAATATGACAATACAAACATATCTTGATAAACGTTTACACATTTTTGATTATGATGAAACATTATATATCAATAACAAGTATGAAAATAAAATAGATTATCAACATTATATTATAAAGATAATTAAAAATTTAAAACAACAAGGTAAATTAATAGCAATGGCTTCGCATAATGTAGATGCAGAATCGTATTTTTGTCACAAATATCCAGAAATCTATCACTGTTTTGATATGTTTGTATGCGAATATCCTTTAAATAAAGATATTATGGTATCTCGTATATTAGAAAATTTAAATTGTAAACCAGATGAAGCCATATTTTACGATGACAGACAATACAATCTAGATCTAGTTCAAAAATTAGGCGTATTTTGTTATTTAGTCGATGAAACAATAGGTATTAAATTTGAAGATATCGTAATTAAAGACTAATATTTATTTAAGTTTTAATCCCACCCACCCTTTATAACGTTCTCCGTTATAACTAGAAATATTATATAGATGATTAATATTTTTATATTTTGTTTTTATCCACTTTTCTATCTCCAATCTTATTTTATTTGATAACTTTGAATGAACTGTATCCATATCCATGTATAATTCACATATTTTCTTTAATTTTAATATACCATTTTTATCTAATTCTATGTTATTATTTAACCAATTATATAGCTCACTTTCTTGATTTACGTTTCCATTTACACTTACATCTTCATTTACGTAAGTATTCTCACTTTCACATCTTTCTAAACTTATATTTATACCGTTTTCTAATAATTTATTTAATATCTGATCTTTTGTAATATTTTGATAACATGATTTTAATGTATCTATCACTTTTCCAATTGTTTCAACAATTGTTTTTATAAAATCTACATCACAATCAAAAAACTCCCTATTGCTATTACATCTGTATCTATCTAATATGTAATGAACTGTTCGTTCTAATAAATCTGCATTACTCGTCTTAAAATCAAGTAACACTTGGATGTCATTCATATTACCTGTTTGGAGTCCCTTGATTCGTTTTTTAACAGCATCTTTGGTTTTACCAACTTTTGTTCCACCATCAGTTTTTATCACGTAAATATGTCCAGTTTTCTCTATTTCTTCATAAACCTTTTCTTTATATTTTATTAACTCAAGTTCTTTTTCTTGTAAAAGTTGATTATATTCTTTTTCTTTTAATTGTAATTGTTCAACTATCAATTCGTTATATATATTTTCTAATTTCACATAATATTTACGTATTTCTTTACCTTTATCAGTTTTCGCTATCATACATAAATTCTTAAATGTATCTATATTTAACATAATTTCTTCACGTGCTATTTGACCTTTCTCCGAAGGGAGAAAGGTTGTTTTATAATCTTCATCTTTAGTAAAATTATTTTCTAATGTTCTTTTTGCATTACCTTTATTTGCAAACCCTATCATCTTAAACACATCTTCTAAATTAATTGGGTAATCTTCTGTTGGGTGATAATTCATATACATATATAAATTAGAAATATACACATTCTGCTCTCTTTCTGTAAATTTTGCTTTCATTTTATTTATTAAACTATTATTGATATCATTTACATTTATAACACTGTTTTCTTTTGTTAATATCATATAAATATATAATACTCATATTTTTAAATCAAAAATCTCGAAACTGCTCTGTTATTTTCTTACGAGATCTCATAAGAACCTTGTATAATCCTTGTTCAGTTAACATATTTGTTTCTTGAGGTCTTCCATGGGGGTCGGTTAAAACTACCCCCGATTTTTGTTTACTATTGTAATTTTTGATTGTATCTTTTATATTTTTAATATCCAATAATTCACCTATATCTTTAGCTTTAAATAATGGTTCTTCATATGTACCATATACTTGAATATTCAAACCATTAAATTGTTTAACTAACAAACTATCTTCATTATTAATATCTTGCGTTTTTTTAGAACTTTTAAAGATATTTAACATTATTTATTATAATTATTAATAATGTTAACTTTAAATTAAAAAATTATCAGATAATCCGTCTTCTGTAAGAAACCATGTATCAGATTTATTACCAACGTCGGTAGTACCGACGTTGATTTTTATTTTACATTCATTGTCTAAATTTTCTTACCTTGATCTGTCTTTGCTATCATAATAATTTCTTTATTATGACCACCTCTTGATGAGTACGTGGTACGTACTACCTTTTCATCTTCGTCAAAATTTATTATACTTGTTCTAATATTTACAATATCTAAAACTTTACCAACGTCTGATGCTTTAAATTAAATAATTGACTCACCAAAATTTTTTTGGCGAACAGCATATTTTTAATTTTTCATATATTTTACAATCAGACCATAAAGTATGGTCTACACCCCAAACTCATCAGATTTCACCAAAACTCGTCAAATATGGTCGTGTTCACCAAACACGCCAATTTCCGGAAACTTTTCTATAAATTTATTTTTTTTGAAATTTTTATTTTTAATTTTTTTTTTCAAAATGAATTTGCCAGGACTTTACCCGATTTTGGCGAGTTTGGTGAACACGACCATATTTGGCGAGTTTTGATGACAATTTGGCGAGTTTGGTGTACACACCATTGTTTATGGTCTCATGTTATTTTTATTGATTTTTCTTAGTTTTTTTAAAGAATAATTAACAATTAAAATACATATAAAACATATAAAACACAGATGAAATTGACAAAATTTGAAAAAACAAAATTCGCTAATTTTCTTAATGTTTTTTTGATAAAAAAATCCTATTTTTGAGACGGTAAACACCTCTTTTTCGAAAAGTTCATTTTCTTATCAAAAAAGTTCACATGTCGGTCGCAAACTGACGAGTTTTGACAAGTGCGAAAATCATCGAGGGAAATTTTTTTTTCATATTTTTCGCTAATTTCCTTAACTTTTTTTTAGCAAAAATCTTTAAAAACCAAACCATAATTGATACACTTTTAAAAAAGTCAAAAATGGTCGTTTTTTACTAAATTTCCTTATTTGTCGTTTGAAAAAAGTAGTTTTTAAAAAGTAAAAAAATCATGGTAACAATTTTTTTTAAAATAAATTAAAAATTTTTGCTAAATTTCTTAACAAAAAATTAAGGTTACACCGCAAGAAATCAAACCATAATTGATACCCTTTTAAAAAGTCGAAAATTCAAAAATTTTTTTCAAAAAAAAATCAAAAAACATCAAAAGGCTATTTGATTTTGGCGTTTTTTAGAAAATTTTAAAAATTATGGTCTCAAAATTTTTTTCAAAAAAAAACCGCACTGCAAATCGATTTTTCTACTTTTTTTATCTAAAAACCACACCATAATTAGAAAATTTCAGAAAAAAGAGGTTTTTGAAAAAAGATTTCAAAAAAAAACCGCACTGCAAATCGATTTTTTCAAAAAAAAATGTTAAAAATCAAACGGACATTTGGAAAATGTCTAAAAAACACGTTTTTAGAAAAATATGTTAAAAAATATATTTTAAGCTATATTTTTTTATTTTTTTTAAAATCAAGAGCATTTTTAGCTTAAAGAAATAAGATTTATAAAAATATAAATGTATATAATTGTACATAAAGAATTTTTAACAACGCATCATGTATATGATTCAGTGGAACCTTGTTTAACATTATCTAGTTATTATACAGAAGATTTATATGAACATGTAAAAATTCCGGATGAAATATTAAATTATATATCTGTTATTAAAGCAGGAAGACAAGATGAAAAGATTTATTTATATGTAACGCATGAAGGTAAAAGTTCCGTTGACACAGAAACGTGGAAACAGATACGTCTAACACGTAATGAATTATTATACCAAACTGATTTTTATTTAATGATGGATTATCCTTTAAATGAAATTTATCGTAAAGAATGTATAAATTATCGACAAATATTACGTGATATTCCTCAAAAATACCAATGTCCATTTGATGTAGTTTGGCCAATATATCCCAGTTTTTTTACATTAAATAATAATTTTGAAAATAGATAATAAAAAATACATCGATTTTTTTGTTTAAAAATGAGACCGTAAAACACTAGTGAAAATCCATTTTTTTATATTTTTGTGACGATAAACAAAAAATCATATACTACCCCATATGATTTTTTATTAAAAACACCAAAATTTAAGAAATTCCCCATTCTACATAGTGTATAGTTCTACCTAACCATTTTGTTTTGTGAACTTTGTTACCATAAGTGTCTATGTCTTTATAATAAATAAGGAAATAATTGTTATCATTTTCATTTTCATTTTCATTTTCATAATTTAAATAGTGAAAGGTTAAAACTTTTACAGCATTGTATAAATCTAAAAGTTCTGTTTCATTTAATGAACCAACAGTTCTGGTGTAATGTAATCTAGAATGCCATAAAATATCACACCTCATATAATTTCCAATTCCAGCTATTAATTTTTGATCTAATAAAACTGCTCCAATTTTTGATCGAGGTTTTTTATTAATTCTTGAATAAAATTCATTGTATGTTAAGTTTTCATCAAGTACATCTGGACCTAGATGATCAATGGCGTTTTCGTAGTCTATCTTATTAATGTAAATTGACATTTTTCCAAAATTTCTTGTATCGTTATAATAAATGCGAATGTCATTATTTATTTCAAACGATATTCTTGAATATTTTATAAATTCTGTATCCCACCATCCTGTCATTCCATGAGTGAATGATAACCAAACAGATTTGTCTTTGCTTTTAATTTCAATAAAAATCGTTTTACCTTTTACTATAATATTGGAGACATAATTTTTGTTACATATTCTTTTTTCTAAAATATCCCAGTTTATTGGTTTGTTTTTGTGATATTTTCCAGATAATATTTTAATATTATTAATAGTTTTGTTTAATAATATTGGTTTAAGAAAGTGATAATATTCACGTACTTCTGGGCTTTCAGGCATATAATTTCAAAAAATATATATTTAAATAATTATTCAATTTTATAAAAATGTAATGACAATTCATATGTTTTAATTATTGGTGTTTAATTGTGATTCTAATTGTTCTACTTTTATCATTAATTTTTGAACTGCTCCGTATAAACTTGCTATAATTTGATCTGAGTTTAATGTTCTACAATCTGGGTATCCGTGTATTTCTTTTTGCTCTACAGATTTTGGCAACAATGTTTCTACATCTTGTGCTATCCAACCTAATTTTGATCTGTCAGGTACTTGTTCTAAAGTATATATTTCGTCTTTCCATGTATATCTTTTTAATGGAATATTTTTAACTATATTATAACAGGTATCAAGATTTGCTTGAGTAATATTTGTTTTTAAACGTTCGTCTGATGATATAGTCCAAGTGTTTGTACTAGGTTTTGCTGCACTATCTGAACCTAATGTAAGTAAATAAGCTGGAGTAGTTGAATTTATACCTACATTACCAGCTGTTGATAACCAAAATCTGTAATTTAATGTCGCATTTGAGCCAACTGTACCGTCACATGATGCTATACTAAAAGCGTTATTGCTTTTACTAACTATCCAACTTGTACTTGTAGTAGACATTTTTATAAAACCAGATGTACCTAAATATGCTCCGTAACCAGTTCCTATAGTTTCACTGTTAAATGCTGAAACATTATACAGTGGATTAGTAGTATCACTTGTACTATACATCATAAATTTAGGCATACCTACAAAGCTACCAATTGTACCAACTACACTTAAATCACCGATTAATTGTAATTTAGTAGTTGGAGCAATTGTACCAATACCTACATTACCACCTGTAGTGAAGATATTACCTATTGTATTACTATTCCCTGTAGCTAATAAACTGGTTGTTACACGAACTGTTCCAATAGTTGAAGTTGTGACATTCTGGTTTGTAATTTGAGCACTTGCAGATGTTAAACCTGTAGAAAGCGTTAGCGTTCCGCTGCTAATATTTGTTCCAACAATATTTGTAGATGTTAAATTTGTGCTATATAATGCAGCAGTAGTAATAGAAGTTGACACATCACATGTACCAGTTATGTCTAATGTATATACTGGAGCAGTTGTACCTATACCTACATTCCCAGAACTACTTAATGTCATTGCTGTCGTTCCAGCATTTACAACAAATTCTAATCTTTTATCAGTATTATCATGTATAATTCTACTTACATAATTTGTATTTGAATACCCAAAATCTATTATTGAGAATCCAGAAGTACTTCCGCCTTGATTTATTTGTATAATACTTGCATTATTAACAAAATCAGTTCCCATATGTATACCAGTTCCTATAGGTAAAGCACCAATTGTTCCAGTAACATGTAAAGCAGATCCTGGAGCAGTTGTACCTATACCTACATTACCTGACGTTTTAAATGTCATTAAAGTTGTACCTGTGCTTCCGTTAAATGTATCAATAAACATAGTATCATCTGTACTTCTTTGATCAACTACTAATCTCCACCTATTTTTATTTGTATTAATTCTTTGTTCACCAGCATTATTATATCCATTAAAATTCATTGCTGTCCAACCAGCGTTACCACCATCACTAGTAAAACCTGCTTCAAAAAGAATGTTTCCTGTTGTATTATTGTTACTTGGAGATAAATGTAAAGTTGATTTTGGAATATTATGGCCTATACCTACATTATTATCATTATAAATTGTAAATGGATAAGATACTGTTGCAGTTGAACCAACTGAACCTGAACACTTTATAACACCAAATCCAAATGGATTTTTTCCAATTAACCAACCTGTGCTAGTAGTTGACATTGTTGGTGTACCAGATGCATTAAAGTATGCTCCTAATCCCATACCAATATTTCCAGAATCGTATGGTTGAATAACATACAGTGGATTAGTAGTATCTCCTCTACCATACATCCAAATTTTAGGTGAAGTAACGTAACTTCCTAATGTACCAACAATCGTGTGACTAGAATTATATAATGACCCAATAGTTGCAGTTGAAACATTAACATTACTTAAAGCTAATGTACCTGCACTTAAGTTAGTAGCTACAACGTTTGTTGATGTAATGTTTGTAGAGTATAATGCACCAGTTGTTAAACTTGTTGTAATTCTACCAGTTCCAGATACATCTAATGTATTATTTGGACTAGTAGTACCAATACCTACGTTTCCACTTTCTGAAATCACCATGCGAAGAGAAGCACCAGGACCAGAACTAGTTAAAAACTCTAAACGTCCTGCATCATCAAATCCTAATAATCCATCGACTGCTTGTGATGTCGAACGTATTATAGCACTATCAACGCCACGATTTAATGATTTCCAAACAAGTTCTCCATGATTTAAATTTCCACCTTGAATATTTGAAGTATATCTGGATAATATTAATTCAGGCATTGATGTATTATGTAAATGCAATAATGCTTGTGGACTAGTTGTACCAATACCCACATTTCCACCTGTAGTAAAAATATTTCCTATTGTATTACTATTTCCTATTGCTAATAAACTAGTTGTTATACGAGCTGTAGCAATAGTTGAAGTTGTAACATTCTCATTCGTAATTTGAGCACTGACAGATGTTAAACCTGTGGAAAGCGTTAGAGTTCCACCACTAAAATTTGTCCCAACAATATTTGTTGATGTAATATTTGTAGAATAAACTGCACCTGTAGTAAGTGACGTTGTAATTCTACCTGTACCAGATACATCTAATGTATTACTTGGAGCAGCTGTACCAATACCTACATTACCAGCATCTGTAATACGCATTCTTTCAGTAAGTAATGTAGCAAATCCTATTGAAGCTCCGGCACCATTTGTCCATAAAGCTACATCATTTCCACCTGTCAATGTACCAATAGATGCGTTTCTCCCCACACCATGACTCCCATTTCCGAAATAAATTTTTCCGCTAACACCACTGCTTTCTCTTATTGTAACTATTGGCGAACTACTTACTATATCTAATTTAGAACTAGGTGCACTTGTACCTATACCTATATTTCCTGCAGTCGTAAATACCATCATTGGACCACCAAACCCAGTTTGTCCTATACAGAAATTAGTTCCATTACTATAAGGGCCTTGTCCCATGAACCATAAATTACTCCCGTCTGTTGTACTTTCATAAAAAGCAAGATTTGTTTCACCTCTAGGAGTAGTAGGGTAAATACGAATAGTTCCACCATTACCTGAACCTACTACTGTTAATGTCCCAGAAGGTGCAGTTGTACCAATACCTACATTACCATTATGTTGAAGACACATTTTGGCTGTACCATTATTTGCTCCTGGTGTATAAAAAGCAACTTGATCTTGAGAATTTTGCCAAAGTACTTCAATAAGTTTTGGAAAATTTTGATTTGATCCAATATAGTTTCCATATGGTAATGTGATATTACCATTAACATGTAAAAGAGATATTGGAGCAGTTGTACCAATACCTACATTACCACCTTTTAATATCATTGTTTCGACATTATTTGAATACATACGTAATGAACTAGTAGTACCTGCTTGATATTGAAGATACAAATCTTTGTCACTTGGATTTGTTGCATTTCTAATTACTCTCATATTAACATATGTATCACTTTTCGCCGTATCAATGCCTACTACACCAGCACCACCAGAAAATGTTATTGATGCTGTTGTTATGTTCGTTGTAGTAATATTTGCTGGTAATGTGAAATTAGAGGCTGTAAGATTGGTAACATTTAAATTAGTGATTTGAGCACTTGCAGATGTAAGTCCAGTAGACAAATTAAGTGTACCGCTGCTAATATTTGTCCCAACAATGTTTGTTGATGTAATGTTTGTAGAATAAACTGCACCTGTAGTAAGTGACGTTGTAATTCTACCTGTACCAGATACATCTAATGTATTACTTGGAGCAGTTGTACCTATACCTACATTACCATTAGCTTGTACAGTAAAACGTTCATTTATTGTATCAGGATTGTTTGTACTTGTCACACTACGTATACAAAATCCAGGTTCCTCACCATCATCATGAATATCAAGAGCCATTTTATATGAATTACTACCTCCTATCTGACGTAAATAAGCACCATCGTTTACACTTCCAGCAACTCCAAATGAAATATACGTTTGTGTCAAGTTAGCAGAGTCTGTTTGTGATGGTGAGAATATATCTGTTGCAGTTTCTGCCTCTAATCTAATAGAACCATTTACATGTAATTTAGCAACTGGACTAGTAGTACCAATACCCACATTTCCACCTGTAGTAAAAATATTTCCTATTGTATTACTATTCCCTATTGCTAATAAACTAGTTGTTATACGAGCTGTAGCAATAGTTGAAGTTGTAACATTCTCATTCGTAATTTGAGCACTTGCAGATGTTAAACCTGTGGAAAGCGTTAGCGTACCTGCAGATATGTTTGTTGAAACAGAATTTGTATTTAATAAGGTAGCTACCGTAGCAGTTGTTCCAACAATATTTGTTGACGTAATGTTAGTAGAATAAACTGCACCTGTAGTAAGTGACGTTGTAATTCTACCTGTACCAGTTACGTCTAATGTATTACTTGGAGCAGTAGTACCTATACCTATATTTCCATTAGATATAACTGTAAAATATGTTGAGAATGTATTTGTTCCTGTAATTCTATTTATTTTTAAACCATCATCGTTACTACCAAATAATACTCCCCATCCAACAGCACTATTACCAGTTGTATTTACTAAAACTAAATTACCTCCTGCATCCGTCCAATATGCATTATTAGCTATCAGTGTACTACCAAGTGTATTATTATAATTCCATGTTTGTATAGTTGTACGAACATTGTTTTTATCATTGAAAATAGTTGCTGGATTAGTATTATTTGCTGTAGAATTTAACAAACGTGTACTCCCAGCAATATCTAATAGGTAACTTGGACTAGTAGTACCAATACCCACATTTCCACCTGTAGTAAAAATATTTCCTATTGTATTACTATTCCCTATTGCTAATAAACTAGTTGTTATACGAGCTGTAGCAATAGTTGAAGTTGTAACATTAGCGTTTGTAATTTGAGCACTAGCGGAAGTAAGTCCAGTTGACAGTGTTAGCGTTCCTCCAGAAATATTTGTTGAAATTTGATTGGTCGTTAATAAAGTAGGAACCGTTAGATTTGTAACATTAGCATTTGTAATTTGAGCACTAGCGGAAGTAAGACCTGTGGACAGCGTTAGCGTTCCACTAGAAACATTTGTAGAAATTTGATTGGTATTTAATAACGTACCTACACTTATATTTGTCCCAACAATATTTGTTGATGTAATATTTGTTGAATAAAGTGCAGCTGTAGTAATACTTGTTGAAACATCACATGTACCAGTAACTTCTAAAGTATAATTTGGAGCAATTGTATTTGTACCTATACCTACATTTCCAGAAGACCCAATTACCAATTTATATCCAAAATCATCCGCTATACTAAATCCACCCACTGGTGTATTTGTTCCTACTGCACCTGCGCGTAACCACCATTTATTACCAGATGGTGCATCAGTGTTTTGAATCATAATTGCAGAATTTCCTCCATTAGCAGACGTTTCAGATCCCACTACACTTAATTTTACAGAAGGAGCAGTAGTACCAATACCTACATTTCCACCAGTTGTAATAATAGATCCAATAGTATTTGAATTTCCTGTAGCTGAAAGTAATGTACTTGCAACAACAACTCCAGCACTAACATTTGTATTAACTAAATTGGTTGAAGTAATATTAACCGTAGTTAAAGTACCAGCAACGTTTAAATTTCCAGAAAGAGACATCGATCCTCCAGTAAATGTTGTCCCGGAAATAGTTCCTCCAGAAATATTTGTTGAAATTTGATTGGTTGTTAATAAAGTAGGAACTGTTAAATTTGTAACATTAGCATTTGTAATTTGAGCACTAGCGGAAGTAAGCCCAGTTGACAGTGTTAGCGTTCCACTTGAAATATTTGTTGAAACAGCATTTGTAGTTAATAAAGTAGGAACTGTTAGATTTGTAACATTAACGTTTGTAATTTGAGCACTAGTGGAAGTAAGTCCAGTAGACAGTGTTATCGTTCCTCCAGAAATATTTG